TGGGCCAAGGAGTTCACCGTCGGCTCCGTCATGATGGCGGCCGAGAATGCCAAAGCCGAGGCCTCGCTCAAGGCGCTGGCCAACGCGCACGGCGTGGGCGCGGTTGCCGCGGCCAGGCAGGTTGCAGCCATCGAAGAGATCGGCTTCGAGTACACCGAGGCCGCGCACGCCGTCCAGCGACTGATCGTGGCCGACCTGGAGTTGTCGAAGGCGCAAAGCTTGGCGAAACTTGCCAAGGACGCGGCGGCGGTCCAGAATATCGCCGCCGGCGATCCCCTCGAATCGATCGTCATGGCCATCGAGTCGGGCGCATCGCGCGGTCTTCGCACGCTGGGGCTGTTCGTCGACTTCCAGAAGGAATCTCAGATCGCCCAGCTTCAACTCGGACGCGCCCTGACCGAGACCGAGGAGAAGCAGCTCCGCTACAACGCGGTCATCCGCGAAGGCGCGAAGATCCAGGGCGCCCATGCGGCGGCCTCCCAGACGGTCGAAGGGCAACTGGGCGCGCTGCGCCGCGAGTTCAACAACTTGCGCGAGGACATCGGAGCCCAGTTCCAAGACGACTTCAAGGCGTTGATCGGCAACCTGCGCGGCCTGGTCGGCTGGCTGCGGGAAAACACAGATCTGCTCAGGAAGTTCGGAGAGGTCGCGCTGTGGGTCTCGGGCATCCTGGCGACCTACGCGCTGGCTGACAAGATCATGGCGCTCGCGAAATCGATCGCCGCGCTCCAACTCGCGAGCATCAACCCCTACGCGCTGCTCGCGGTGGGCGTGGTGGGCGCGGGCTTCGCCATCTACTCGCAGTGGAAGGACACCCAGGATCAGCTTCAGGCTCGCTTCGACGAGATGCAGCGGAAGGCGCTGCGCGAGGACCTGCTGAGCGGCAAGACCAGCGTGGACGCGCTGCGCAAGCAAGGAATGACCGACGAGCAGATCCGTGGCTTACTTGGAGAGAAGCGCTGGCTGCCCGGTGAGTGGGAGCCGCCCACCTACGAGGGTCCCAAACTCCGCATCAAGTCGTCATCGGAGCCCGACCTCGAAGCACTGAAGCGGGCGGCCGAGATCCGGAAGCGCCAGTTGGAAGTGGAGCGGGAGAGCGCACGCGCGCTCGAAGAAGCGCGGCGGCGCGGGCTGACTGGATTCGCGCGAGACGTGGCCGAAGTCCAGGAGCAGCTCCGCAAGTGGACTACATTCGTGGACGAGCGCGGCAACGAGCAGCGAATCGCACTCACGCGCAAAGCCTGGGAGAACGTCATCGGCGAACTTCGCGTGCGCCTGGCGAACTGGCAGAAGGAAGTCCAGGAGACCAATCGCAAGAACCTTGCCGAGTACTTGGCCGCGGAAGAAGAAGCCGCGCGGCGGCGGCTCGAGATCGAGTCGCATCTGTTCAGCCAGCGGCTGGCCTACAACGAGGAGGTTTCCAAGCGCAACCTCGATCACCTCGAGCAGATGCTCGGCATTGAGGAGACGCGGGCCGGGATCGCGCGCGAGGCCCAACTGCGGGCGCTCGATGCCACGAACGCGCAGACGCTTGAGCAAAAGGTTGCCGTCGAGCAGCGCAAGGCTGCGATCGAGATCGAGTACCTCACCCGCGTGCACGAGATCCGAATGCGTCTGTTCGACCTCGAAACCTCACGGATGGTCATTGAGGAAGAGGCGCAGCTCAAGCGGCTCGGCTATCGGGCCGATGAAATCGAGGCGCGCATTTCTGAGCTCACCGCACAGCGGGACGAGATCCGGCGCTTCCAGCAGGAGGCCACGGACGCAGCGATCCAGGGCGCGCGAGAGAATGCGGCGATCCGCCAGGCGCAGTTGGTGCGCGATCACAATCAGCGGATCTTCGAGTCGTTCAGGCGCCAGGCCGAGGGCGTCTTCGACGCGCTACTCACCAAGTCGCAGTCCATCTGGTCGGCCATCGGCAACTCGCTCAAGACCGCGCTGCTGACTGCCATCAAGGACGTGGTCACCTCGCGCGTCGCCGCTATGCTGATGCAGTTGTTCACCGGCACGCCGGTCTCGCTGGCCGGTGGAGGCGCCTCCGGCGGGGGCGCGGTCGGCAGGCTTGGCGGACTGCTCGGCATCGGCGCGGTGCGAGTCTTTGGAGGCGGCGGCGGTCCGATTGCTGGCGGCGCGGCCGGCGGTTGGGGCACGCCTCCTTTCATTCCCTCGAATCGCGGCGGTGGTTGGAGCGGCTTGGTCGGCGGCTGGAAGGATTTTCTTGGCTTCGGCGGCGGCGTCCAGTACGCGCCTGGCAAGGCCGTGACCTGGGAAGCGGCCACGATGGGCCAGAAGCTGTCGGCTCTTGGCCGGTCCAATGCCGCGCTGCTCGGTGGCGCGACGCTTGCCCTGATGGGCCTCCAGCGCGGCGGCGTCTCCGGCCTCGCCATGACCACCGCCGGCGGCGCGATGATCGGCTTCAAGTATGGCGGCCCAATCGGCGCGGCAATCGGCGCCGGGATCGGAGCCGTCGCCGGGCTGGTGCGGCTGTTCGTCAAAGGCGCCGAGGAGAAGGCCCGCGAGAAGATCAAGGCCACCTACGGGGTCGACATCCGCGACAGGAGTGTCCTGAAGCAGATTGTCGACATCGCCAAGCACGGCTTCGGCGGCAATCTGGAGGCGGCCATCCGGAGCCAGCAGATCCGTGACCTGGTCGAGTTGTACGCACTGTCGACAGGCCAAAGCACTTGGGGGCTCCCGGCAACCGTACGCCCTGTGTCGCTGCTTCAGCAGGGCGGTAGCCTGTTCCAGCCGAGTTCTGGGGGCCTGACGCTAGCGCCGCTTGGTGGCGTCACGCCATCGTCCGCCGCTGGGCCCACGGTGATCAACATCACCGTACCCGGAGCGAAGGAGTTCTTTGAGAAGGAAACGGTGCGCGTAGTGGTCGAGAATCCGCGCGCGGTGCAATCCGCGGCAATGACCGCGACCAAAGCCAGCGCCGGCCGCCGCGAGATGACCGGGCTGCAACTGAGTCCAGGATTGATTATGTCGTAGGACTCAAGCAGCGTTGCGTGGCAGGACTTCGCGTTCGATTCGGCTGGCCAGGGCATCCTCGGCGGCCGCCAGATCGTACTTCGCCTGAAGGTTGACCCACATTTGCGCTGAGGTGCCGAAGTAGCGCGCCAACCGCAGCGCCGTATCAGCGGTAATGCCGCGCTGGCCTTTGATGATGCCGCCGATCCGGTTCGCGGGCACGCGCAGCGCCGTAGCGAGGGCGTTCGCGGTCAGGCCGGCCTCGTTCAGCAGGTCCTGTAGAACCTCCCCGGGATGGATCGGTGGCAAGTGCTTCGGCTGTTTCGTTGCCATGTTAGAGCCTCCTTTCAGTGGTAATCGACAATTTCGACGTTGTGAGCGTCTCCGTCCCGCCATTCAAAGCAGATCCGGAACTGGTCGTTGATTCGGATACTGTGCTGGCCTTTCCGGTCACCCTTGAGTGCTTCCAGCCGGAGGCCAGGCAACTCGAGATCCCGGAGAGACGTAGCCGCGTCCAAGAGTTCCAATCGGATCCGAGCCGCCTTTTCGATGCTTTGAAACTTCCGGCTGAATTTCCGATCCAGCAGCAACTGCACATCTTTCTGGCGGCAGGATCGGATCATACGAATACCATATTACGACGCGCGTACAACCAAGGCAATTCATGACCCGCCAGGAACTGATTGAGAAGATCGCACGGGCGATCGCGGTGATGGAAGGCTACTACGCCACCACCGCGAAACCAACTCTTGCCCAGCGGAACGCGAACCCGGGCAACATCCGGCAGTGGCGCGACGCGCGCGGCCGACCGTATCCCACCCATCGCGGTTACGTGGATTTCGTCGCGTGGGCGTCCGAGCGGTTTCCCGGCGCCTCGCGCGAGGAGATGAGTCGGCAAGCGATCGAGGAAGGCTGGCGGATCCTGCGCGTGCTCGTGGGGCAGTACCTCGATGGGAAGTATACGCAGGGGAAGCCGCCGACGCTTGAGGAGATGTTCCGGGTGTATGCGCCTTCGGCGGATGGCAACCATCCCGCCAACTACGCCCGCTTCGTCGCCCGAAAGATCGGTGCGCCGCCCGACCAAAGACTCATCGACCTGGTGACCGCTTGATGCCCGGCTCGGTCCAGAACGCGGCGCCGCTCACCGTGCTGCCAGCAAGCCTCTCGCGGACCTTCATCCATGAGCGCGAGTATCCGGCGCTCGACAACGAATACCGCAATGGCGAATCACAGAGGTCGGTCCAGGCGACAAACAGCCGCAAGCGCTGGCGGCTGGCCAAGCGGCTGACTCCGGCGCAACTCTCTGCGCTGCGCGACTTCTACGACGCCCGCAAGGGTCCGGCCGAGCCGTTCTACCTCTACGACCCCTATGAGACCAGCCCAAAGTTCTCGCACGATCCGACAGGCCAGGCAGTCACGGGCCGGTACACCGTTCGCTTCGCCGGCGAGTGGAGCCAGTCGGTCTCGCTCGGCCGCGCGGACGTTTCCATCGAACTGATCGAGGTGGCTTGAACCATGCCCGGCAAATCCCAATCCCATACCGACGCCGTGCTCAACGTGCTGCGCGGCACCACACTCAACGGCGTCTCGCCGTACGTCGGCCTTTTCTCCACGGCTCCCGCTAACGACGCTGCCGCGGGCACCGAACTTTCCGGCAACGGCTACCAGCGGCAGACCGTGACGTTCGGCGCGCCCGTCACCGACTCAGGCAACGTCCGGAAGATCTCGAACACGAACAACATCTCCTTCGGCCCGGCCTCGGCGGACTGGCTCCAGGCCGTCGCCTTCGGCATCTTCGACGCCTCATCGGGCGGCACGCTCCTCTACTGGGACGCACTGACCACGCCCAAAACCATTCAGCAGGACGACTACGGCCAGTTCGCGCCCGGCACGCTCGTCGTCAAGGAGGACTGACGTGGCCATCGACACGATGGACAAGTTGGTAGCCGCGCTGCCCGGCCAGCACCGCCACCTCTTCAAGGCCTCCCAGACTGCCGAAGGCGCGGGCACGTGGCACTCGCTGTGGAAAGCGGCGGGCAGTCCGGGCGCCGGTTCAACGCCGCCCACGGGCAACGGCCAGGTGCCTACACGCCTCACTGCCGGGGCGATCACGCTGGTGAACCCAAGCGGCGCAAACAAGCTGTACCTGGCGCGGTTCTCTGTCGCCGGCGCCACCGCGGGCACGGTGATTCTTTATGACCGCCTCTGGCACAACTCTGGGCTCAACGGCAACATCACCACGGCGCAGACCATTGCGACGCCGCCCATGCTGACGCGGCCGGACGCCGACGGCGCCGATGTCGAGCTGTGGGGCGAGGTCTACACGGCAATGGGCGCGACCGCGAGCATCTTCACCGTCACCTATACCAACCAGGACGGCGTCACCGGGCGTTCCGCAACGTACTCCATGCCCGCCAATGCGCTCTCGGTCGGGCAGATGTTTCCGTTCACGCTCCAGGCCGGCGACACGGGCGTGCGAACGGTGAGCCAGGTGCAGTTATCGGCCGCCACGGGAACCGCGGGGGACTTCGGAATGGTACTCCTGCGTCGGCTCGCGGAGGTGCCGATCACTGCCGTCAATGTGCTGGCCGACCGCGACGCCTTCGCCCTGGGTATGCCTGAGATCTTCCCGGACGCCTGCCTGGCGCTTCAGGTGCTTTGCACGACCACGAGCACAGGTAACATCATGGCAGCGGTTGAGTTCATCGAGGGCTGATGCTGGGCAGGGGCGCGTATCCGAACCAATCGGCGCGGATCACCCGCGCAGCCCTCACCCAGAAGCCGGAAGACGGTGTTCGGGCGGCCCTGTCGGCGTACTTCTTCGGAAGCGTTGGCAGCGTTCAGGCCATGGCTGGGGATGCGGCGGGGCTGGCGCACGCGGCGGCGGGCCTGAACGTGCTGCGTTCGGTCTCAGGGACTGTGTTTGCCGATTCCTGGGGCACAGCCAGTTTCACGCGCGCCTTGCGCCTGACAGGATTCACGAGCGGCTGGGGAATCTGTTCGGGTACCAATCGGCTGCTGCGCGGTCTGGCGGGAGCCGCGTCGGCTGGCGCGAATGCGGCCGGTGGGATGTGGCTGATCCGGACGCTGGTCGCTGCCGCAGTCGGGTTTACCGCAGTCGGCGCTCACCTGGCGAGGCTTCGTGCCTTTGCGGGCAGTGCCCTCAGCGCAGGTAGCATCAGCGGCACATTTGCGATCGGACGCACCTTTGCGGGCGCATCCGCCGCAGTGTCGAGCGCAGTTGGGAAACTCTCCCTGGCCAGGGCACTCAATGCGGTCACCCTGGGTGTCGCTGCCATTCTCGCCCGGTTGGTTCGTGTGCGCACCCTGACCGGTGCAGGGCTTTCCGTGGGCGCGCTGGTGGGCCGGTTGGCCGTGATCCGCAGTCTCGCTGGGCGGGGCGCCGGATGTTCTGCGATCGTCGGGATGCTGCTCTCCGCGGTTCGCACGATCCTGGCACGCACGGTCTTCGCACGGGGAGACGCTCGCACGGCCAATATCGGCTTCGAGGAACGATCGGTCGTCGTATGCGGTGAACAACGCCGGATCACACTTGCCGCTGAGGCTCGGACTTTGACCGTGCGCGAGGGCAAGAGGCAGATCGACGCATGACCTTCACCAAAGACCCCGACGCCATCCTCGACTACGCGGTTGATTGGAGCCGGTGGCTTGCAGGGGACGCAATCGCTGCCAGCACGTGGTTTGTGCCCACTGGGCTAACCAAAGCCACCGAGAGCAACACAGCCACGAAAGCCACCGTATGGCTCTCGGGCGGAGTTGCAGGACAGACCTACACCGTGACCAACCGCATCACGACCACGGGCGGCCGCACGGAGGACCGTTCGTTCACTATTCGCGTTGAGGAGCGCTGATGCCTGACTACATCGGCAACATCGCGGTCCCTGAGATCGCGCCGAGCGGCGTGTTCCCGCTCACGCCCGATTACCCGCTCGAGGTGCGGCGTGACCATGAGGTGGTCGTGCATCAGTTCGGATCCGGCGATGCCAAGATCGAACAGCGCATGCTCGTCGGAACGGGCGCGCGGCGCTTCACCATCCGCAAACAGTGGCTGCGGGATGCCGACCGCATCGCTCTGCGCAACTTCTGGGAGGCGAAGTACGGTCCCTACGGGGCTTTCACCTACAACGCTCCGAACGACAGCGGAACCGGCACCACGCCCGTCGTCTGCCGCTTCGCCAACGAGCCGCTTTCCTGGGAAATGGTCGCCGACTGGGCCTGCTCGCTCGGCGTGACGCTCGTCGAGATCCCCCAATCCAGCCCGACCTATCCGCTGAACCAGACCGTCCACCGCTTCCCGCCTGCCGCACTCCAGACCGCGCTGTTGTCCCAGGTCCAGGAGATCATCCCGCTTGTACGTATTCAACCTCTTCAACCTGGTTATCCCGCTATCCATCTCAGTGATCGCCGGCGTACGATCGACGTCCAGCTTTACCAGGCGCGCCTGTTGGAATTCGACGGCATCTCGCAATCCATCGGCAACGAGTCGGACGAGGCCCAGTTCACCTTCGGCAACGCCGACCGTGTGATGCGCGATCTGGCCAACGACGTCGACCTCTTCCGCGCCGAGATCGCCTTCAGCCTGTTCCATGTCGGCACCGGGATCAAGCTCGATCTCTGGAAGGGCAACATCGTGAACTGGTCCTATGATGCCGGCCCGGAGTTCCGGGTCACCGCCGCCGACGGTCTCTATGAGCTGAACTTGCCCTATCCGACGCGCAAGATCTCCCGCACCTGCTGGAAGCGTTTCAACGACGGCCAGGCATGCCCGTTCTCCGAACACGGCGCGCTCGACCTGGTCTACTTCCCCGAGGCCGATCCCACACGCTGCGACAAGGGCTTCGACACGCCGAACGGCTGCCGGGCGCACGGCATGAACGACTACTACGGCGGCATCATGGCCAAGCCGCAGGGCGTGCGCATCAAGGACAACTCGACCGGTGTCTGGGGCTTCGGCCGCTCGACGCTCACCTCTGTGTCGCTCGTCGCCGACTCGATCTACGATCAGGTCCTGCCGGAGATCTACACCGACTCGCCGATGCCCGTGAACGCCAAGATCGCCTCGGGCCGCGACGAAAGCGATTTCTACGCTGCCTTGGGGCTAGTGGGCGAAGGGCCGCTGGGCGCTTACGGCACGGGCCACAAGCTCGACGGGCAGTACCATCACGGCTATCCTGGTTCGCTCGGGTTGATGACCAGCCTGGGGCCAGATCCGAATCCAACGACCTTCGGCATGGACACGGACGCTGGCCCGGAACGCGCGGCCGGCACGGCGTTCCTCATGATCCGGCGTTCGGACGCCAAGGGATTGCAGCTTTCGCGCTTGAGCGAGCACGCCATGGAGGCCATCGTCGCGCAGGGGCTGGGCGGTTGGGTGTGGACCTCGCCCGGCGTGCGAAGCTTCGCATCCGCGCTGACCAACCCGATCTGGATCGCGGTCAACATGCTGCTGCGCGCACGAGGCCTGCGCCTGGGCGCGGGCGCAACGATCGAGCAACTGGACTTCGCGGAGACCCTGTTTGACGTCGATGCCGTCATCGCGGCGGCGGCGATCTGCAATGAGCAAGTGTCGAAGCTGGTGGGCACGGGCACGGAGACCCAGTTCAAGTTCCGCGGCGTGCTTCAGGAGGAGAAGCCGCTGCGCGACTGGCTCCAGGAAGTGCTGATGAACTGCCTGGGCTATTACACCTTCTCGAACGGCAAGCTCAAACTTGGCGTCCGTGTGAACTCCTCGGCGGTCGAGGCCTTCACCGAAGGCAACATCCTGTTCCGTAGCCTGCAACTCGCGCCGCTGAAGCCCTCGTTCAATCACCTGACGGCGAACTTCGCCGACGAGGATTTCGAGTTCGTCGCCAACTCGATCTCGCTCTACGACATCGACCACGCCACGCTGATCGCGGGCGGGGCCGGTCCGCTGTTCCTGAAGTCGACGGTGAATCTCTCGGGCACGGCTTCCAAGTCGCAAGCGGCGCGGATCATCACGGTCCGCCTGCGAGAGGAGTTGGGCGGCATCACACCGGAGGAGTGGAAGAAGGCGCGCGAGATCGGCTTCCGCACGACCGTGCTTGCACTCAACACCGAGCCCGGCATGGTGTGCTCGATGACCCATCCCGACATGCCTGGGGGCACGGGCGAGTTCCGCGTGACCGGATGGCGGCTCAACCGCGACTACTCGATCGACATCCAGGGCCGCACGACGACGGACTCGATGTACGACCTGGTCGCCGGCCCGAAGCCCGCTGACGTTGTGCCCGAGCCGCCAACCGAGGAAGTACTCATCGACACGGGCGTCCCTGGCGTGCTGAACGGCGTTCCCCGCCTGGGCGACTACGGCACGTTCGCCATCGACGACATGACGGTCGCGCCCGACACCTCCGGCAACTCGAACATCGTCGGCGCACACGAGATTACGCTGGCGCTCTACTACGTGGATGAACTGACCACCGATCTCTGGGCGTCCATCGACGTTGCCGTCGATGCTACGACCGACCCCGTCACCGTGGTCTGCACCGTCAATCCCGATACGCAGCGGGTTTTTCGGGTCGGAGACTTCGTCGTCTTCAATGACGAGTCGGCCGACCCTGCGAACCCTGGCCGACGCTCCTATGAATGCGCCCAAATCACCGGTCCGGGCGCGCCCGGCGACGTCGTGCCGAGCGGTGAGTTTCAACTGCAACGCGCCTACCCGGGCGTGCCCGATGGCCAGGCGACCTTCGGCACCCTGCGCTGCGCGCATCTCGCGGGCATGCGCTTCTACAAGCTCGACCAGAAGACGTTCACCTTCAGCGTCCGCAAGGGATTCTTTCGTACACCGGACCTGCCCGCGAGGATCGAGGCGAAGCTGCCGAGCGCCTGCATCGTGGCGGCGCTGGCCGGCGTGGCCAACCACTTCGGCTACGGGCCATTCACCGTCTTCCCGCTCTCCCGGCACAACGAGCCCTACATGCCGGGCCTGCGCACCTGCAACGGCGGCGCCTACACCTTCCAGGTCCCCGGCCCGCTCACGGTGCAAGAGAACGTCGTCATCCCGATGAAAGTGCAGGATGCCGCCTCGATCCGCTGCGTCTACGCCTATCTCCAGCGCGGTACAACGGACGGCCAATCGGCGTTCTTGGTGAAGATCAGCCGCGATGGCGGCGCAACGTGGGAGCCGCTCGAGTACATGGGCATCGCGCAGGCTCTGCCCGACGCCTACAAAACCACCTACGACTTCCTGGTCAACAACGAAGGCTTGGGGCTCCCCGCCACGCGCCGTCTGTCGTATGCCGACTACGGCCTCGTGCTGATCTCGGCGGTCACCGCCGGGCCCGAAGCGCAGACCTTTCAGACCGCTTCTTACGGCGCGAACCGGCTCGGCCTCGTTGCCGGCGGCTTCGTTTTCCTCGATCCCGGCGGCGCGAATGAAGAGTACGTCCGCGTGATCAGCGTCGATCCGGACAATCAGACGTTCGAAGCCATCGTGACCAAAGATCACGCCGCCGGCGAGCGCATCCGCCCGACCATCTGGCCGACGCCCGTGCTCCACGAAGGGGACGACTTGGCTTTCGACATTCTGGCCGTCGCCTCGCCCGATCCGGGGGCGGACCTGACGGTAGTAATTCAGACATGAGTAGAATTGGAAGATATTGTCATCGCTTCGGCGCTTCGTAGATCAGCTTTGTTTTCGCCATCGCGCCGACACCCCAGCCACCCAGAGCACCGATACCGGCTCCGATCCCGATGAACAGCGCCTTTCCCGAAGGAACAATGTCCTCTTCCCCGGCCACAAGGGCGGCAAACACAATTCCGCCAGCCGCCACCCCAGCTAGCACAGCAGGCTTGGTCGACTCACGTTCGGCCAGCAGCCTCCGCACGTCAGTCTTGGCGATAGTTTCGCTCCTCCCATCCGAGAGTTCGATCGTGATGCCAGAATCATCGTGAGAGACGAAGCGGGCTTTGAGCTTGCGCTTCGGTTGTGCTGTCTCGACCCTCAGCTTCTGCTGGAACTGAAGCCGGGAAAGGTTGCTCCAGTCTCGCCACGGTTCCGCCTGCCGATTAGGGGTTTGCGCGTGCACCATCACGCTGAACGCAACGAAACAAGCGAACAAGCAGATCGACTGCCGGTGTAACGACATTTCACCCTCCCTATCACAGCGTAAAAACCACGTTGATCTTCCTGACTAACTGCATTGTATTCACGGCCTCTTGGTTCTGTGTCGGTGCCAGCCGCGTGAACCTGCACCAGATTGGCGCAACCAGTCCCATCCATGTCATTTGAATCGCCCCTCCTTTTCGACCCCCGCCGGACCGTCCAACTCCAAGGCTTCTCCGGCCGCGCCGCGACCACCACGCTTCATGACGCTACCGAGACCGGCTTCCAGATCTCCGGCATCTTCCAGGCGGCCGAGGACTTCGCCAACGTCCAGCTCTTCTCGGCCTACGACTACTTCAACCACCTGCGCCTGAAGCCGCTCCCGATGACGGACCTCTCCGGACTGACGCTCCAATACGACATGGAGATCCTGCCCGTGAATGGCGAGGAGGGCAACGTGCGGCCCGACTGCGTCCGCTACGCCTCGGTCGGGTGGGACAAGCTCACGATGACGACCGGAGCGGGTGACATCTATGAAGTCCCACTGATGCACCATGCGGCAGTCGTCTCGGGCGACTACGCACCCGGCAGCTTCGGCTTCTCGCTCCACGACCGCGACGCCGCCACCCTCGACGACCTACTCGTCGGCAAGCCCACGCCGGCCCTCACCGACAAGGCCTACGTCTACTTCATGGGCACGCGATGGTCCTGCTCCTCGGCCGAGGCAATCGCGTTCTGCAACCTCGAAACCCGGCTCCTCAACAACATCGGCGCGCCCAACGTTCCTTCCTGCGAGCAGGCCATCTGGTGGCAGGACGACCCGACCTTCTGGCACTACCTGTTGGTGAACAACGGCGGCGCGGGCATCCAGGAGGCCGGGGCGACCGACGCCGCTGACATTGCAACGCGCCTGGCCTCAATGGTGGGCATTTCGAGTTGGCTCGTGGACTGCACCGCCTCTGGGAACGTCATCACGGTCTCGCTCGAGCCGGGCGTGAACGGTCCGGTTGAAGTCTCGACCAACAGCGGCTCGGCGCCCGCGACGCTCAGCCGTTTCGTGCCCGGCATCTACACCGCCCAGGTAGCCTCCTCGGCCGAGATCCGCGTGGGCGACTACGTCGGCATCGACATAGGTAGCGCCAACGACGAAGTGGTCAAGGTCCTGGCCGTGGGGCCGGGCACGTTCACGGCGTATTTCACCAAGCCGCACTACGGGAGCGTCTACAACATCCAGTGCCGAGTGCTCCCGCGGGCGCGGCACTTTGGGCGGGTCCTGAAGAATCGTATTGTGGACGCGCCGCTCCCCGATTACGGGGAGCAGCCGAGCAGCCTCGCCACCGAGCAGTTCACCACGACGAACACCTCGTGCGAACTTAAAGTACGGCTTGTGGGGCAACTGGGCGCGTATGGACGTGATGCTAACGGCATGCCTGTGGGCGTCTCGGTCGACGGCGAGAACCAGATCGTCCGGATCGAGAAGAACGACGACGAGTTCGGGGCGACTTCGCGTGCCACTTCCGTCGATGGCGCCGGCAACACTCGCGCCTATCGCTTTACTTTCCCATTCGCCTCGCTCTCCGGCTACCGGAACGGAGACCGCAACTCGCTCATGCCCGTCCCCGCCGATGACATCGTGAAAGTCCACCTCACCTTCGCGCCACGTTTCGAAGATGTGGAGGCGGGCCTGAGCGAAGGCGGACGGCTGAAGGAGGCCGTCACAGTCCAGCCACCCGGCACCGAAGAGGAGTGGCATCTGACGGACGCCGACGAGATGCTCGCGGGACGCAAGTACTACGTCGGCACGCCCGATGCCGAAGAACGCATCTCCTGCCTCGCCAACTTCGGCCTTCTCAAGCCCGACCCGGAAGATCCCTCCACCTGGTATTACCGCGTCCTCGTGCGCCGTGGCGAGGACTCCTCAACGCCGCAGGCCTGGCCGCCAGGCACCCGCATCCAGCGGCTCTCGACCATCACCGGCACCCGCTCAGACATCGAGTGGCAGGTGAAGATCTCGAATCTCACCGTCACGGGTGATCGGACGCTGAAGGTCGGCGGCGATGCGCCGCGCATCGAAGAATCCGATGGCCGTTGTCGTTACGAAGGCTTCTGGGAGGACTACCGTTACGGTGTGGCCTGGCCCACGCAGTGGTGGTCGCTTGGCCACGCCCGGCGCTGCGCACCGAACGACGCCCAGGACAGACGGACGGTCACCATCCGCTACTCCTACCCGCGCGAGCACGATCTCTACCTCGGCACCTGGCTCGGCCGCGATGCAGGCCGGATCGAGGTCACAATCGACGGCGGCACGCCTGTCGTCCACGATCAGTATCTCAACGACTACAACGGCCTCGCGGCGATGAAGAAACTCGCTGCCGCACTGCCCGGCGGGACGCATACGATCGAGATCCGCGCGCTGTTCGAGAAGCACCCGGCAAGCAACGGGTATTTCTTCTACTTTGACTACCTGTGGCCCTTGGAACCCCAGGACCCGCCTGATCCGCCAAAGGTCTACCATGACGTCTCCGCGGCAATCGACTTCGACACCGACCACGGCTACAAGAAGCCACCCGCCTGGCACGTCTGGCACCTGAAGCAGCTTGGCTTCATGGGCCACGCCGACGTCTACATGGGCGTCTTCTGGAACAACAAGCGCCGGCGCGTCGAGGCGACCTATCCGAACTGCACCGTGAGCATCGGCGCTTGGCAGCCGGATGAACCGCTCTGGCTGAACCTGTCCGGCACCACGCTCTACTTTTCACCCGGCGCAGGCCTCGCCACCGAGGACATCGCGGCGCACCTGCGCGCGATGATCAACGTCACCTTCCCCGGCGTCTGGTGCACCAGTGAGGGCGGCTCGATCCACATCCGCTCCCGCGCGCCAAGCTACACCTTTACCGTTTCGGCCAGCGCGCAATTGAGCATCGCGCAGGGTGCGCCGCCGCTCGATCAGCCGGGCGCCGAGGGCGACTGGGAGATGATCGACTCGATCTCGCCTGTGATGACCCACGGCGCACGCAACTGGATTCGCGACCTGGCGCGGGAGTTCAAACAGGCCGGCATCGACGCCAGCTTTGCCTTCTCGATGGAGTGCTACCTGCCACCGATGGCGATGGCCGCGCGCTACTGGGACGGCGAGCCGGTCTTCCTGCCCATCCCTTCGCACCAGATGCACTTCGGCCCGCGCGTGCGGAACTACCTCAAGCAGATGTACAAGGAGTGCGCCGACGAGATCGCTGCCGCCGGGTTGCCCATCGTCCTTCAGTTCGGCGAGACACAGTGGTGGTATTTCCCGAACGCCTCCGGCATGCCGTTCTACGACGACGACACGAAGGCGGCGTTCCAGGCTCGCTATGGCCGGCCTTTGCACCGGTTCCTGGCGAACACCGACTCGCCCCACGACGACATCGAGAGCGCCAACTACCTCCGCGACCGCATCTGGGAGTACTGCGCCGAGGTCATCAGCTACGTCCGGCGCTTCCATCCCTCGGCGGTGTTCGAGTGCCTCTGGCCGCTCGACGCCAACCAGGGCAAGCCCGCCCCGGATCCGGCGTTCCGCGCGCTCAACTTCCACGTCAATCTGCCGAATGAATGGAGGACGTCGGCCTACGGCGTGAAGTACTTCCGCGCGGAAGGTTTCGACTACGACGTCTGGCAGAAGAACGCGCGGCTCATGCGGCAGACGCTTGAGTTTCCGTTGAAGCTCGGCCGCCCGGCCTCTGAGTGCATGTACCTGGCGGGGATCTACGGTCCGCCGGACCCGCCGATGCGCGAAGCCTACGGCATGTGGCGCAACCGCGGGTTGTATTCGTTCTGCTTTTGGGCGTTCGATCAGTTCTGCCTGAATTCGCGGCCCGTACCTCTGGAAGTGCCCGCGCAGTCTACCGCGACGCTTGTCTCGTATCGTCGGCCGCGCGCCGCGCGCTCGCCCGAAGCGCCCGTCGCCGTTGCCTATGCGCCTGAGCCGAGCAGCCGGACGAACACGTTTCGCTTGAACGCGAGGAGGTTGAACGGATGAGCCAGTACCCAAACGCGATTGACGACGCCTCGAGCCTCTACTCGCCCGCGGATGCCTTCTCGGCCAAGCCGCTCGAAACGATCACGACGATGCCGGTCTATGCTGGCGACACGACCATCAGCGTCGAGTCCACAGGCGTGGGCTTTCCGAACGAGTATGGGATTCTTTCGATCGAAGACGAGCTGATCGTCTACACGGGCAAGAACGCCACGCAGTTCACCGGCTGCCAGCGCGGAGCCTTCGGCACCGTCGCAGCCCAACACACCTCCGGCGCAATCGTGCGCGCGAATATGGTTTCGGCCTACATCAAGGCCCTCCAGGATGCCGCCATTGCGATCGAGCAAGAACTCGGCACGGCATCCAGCCGCAACTACGTCCGCAAGGACGGCGCGGTGACGATGACCGGCACGAAGATCTTCGTCGATGGCGCCGAGTTCGGCTCGGGCAACAAAGCCGCCACCGGGCTGGTGCGCATGCCCAACACCGGCGCGGTGAAGTGGAGGAAGGCCGACGGCTCCGGCGACCTGGGCCTCGCATTGAACGCCAACGACCACCTCGTCGCTGACGCCGTCATCGACTTTGCACCGGGACAGACCTTCGGCGCGTTCTCCTATCCGGATGCTGGATACGGCAACAAAGGCATCGTGCAGATCGACCCAGCCGGAGGCCTCGCCGTCGAATCGGGTGTGCTCTCGATGGCGCCGACCGGCGCGTCGCCAGGCACCTATCCCAAGGTCACGGTCGATGCCAAGGGCCGTGTGACCTCTGGCGCAAACCTCGCAGCAGGCGACCTGCCCGCCCACACGCACGCAGCAAGTGACATCGTCTCCGGCGAACTCCCGCACAAGATCCAGAAGGACGGCGCCGACGTCGGCACGCGCCGGGCACTCAACCTCGTCCAGGGGACGCGCGTCTCGCTGGCGGCCGCCGACGACCCCGCCAACGACCGCGTCAGCGTGACCATCAGCGCGGGCCCGCCCGAAGCTGGCGAAATCACGAACGCCCTCGGCTACCTCCCGGCCAATCGCGCAGGCGAGCGCTTCACCGGGCCCATCGATTGCGGCCCGCACCAGACCATCGGCGGCCCGCTCGAAAACATGGCGAAGCACTCCGAGGACTTCGCCGCGGCTACCTGGGACAAGAACGGCGGCTCGTGCTCGGTGACCTCGAACAGCATCATCGCGCCGGACGGCAACCAGACCGCCGACGTGGTCACAGCCGTCACGGGCACGCCCGTGATCCAGCAGCAGATCGCCGGGCTCACCGACAGCGGCACGTACACCTTCTACATCTGGGCGCGAGTCCCCTCCGGAACGCGCAAGGTCTCGATCGCCATCGTCGACAATGCATACGCCGCCTACCTGGCGGGTCCCACGCAGATCACGCTCACGACCTCCTGGCAGCGCTTCAAGATCACCGGCACGCTCGCGAGCGGCCAAACCGGCCTCTGGATCGTCGTGCGCCAGTATGCTGCCAACGGCGACGACTGGACGACCGGCGACATCCACCTCTGGGGCGCCTGCCTGCAGCACGGCAACGACCCACAAAAGGCCTACGCCCGCACCTGGGCCTCGCAAACGCCGCATCTCGCCTCCGGCCTCGCCGTCGGCCCCACCACGATCGCCGCCGTCGACTCGACCACCTCACCCCTGAAGGTCTACGGCCCCGGCTCCAACCTGGCCGACAGCACGCTGCTTGAACTCACCGCCAATGGAGAACTCATCCTCGCCGGCGGCTCCGGCAACGGCTACCGCTTCGCCGAGATCGGCCCCGCCAACAACCCATCCGGCTGGTCCGGCGTGCTCAAGGTGAAAACGCCCGCCGGCGCCACCCTCGGCTACCTCCTGCTGTACGCGACTCCGTAA